GCTCATCAGAAAGTTGGCCACGAGGCATCCCAAACCCAGCACACTGGAAATTACAACCGAAAACGCGAAGAAATACTGAAGGAGTGCCAAGATATTGTCCTTCCCCTTGTAATGAATAAAATAGTTCTGCAACTTTAATCTTTGACATTGTTCTTGTTCCTTATATCTTCCAATCTGATAGCTTCTGTTAACATCTTGTTAACTTCATAGTTAATTGTATCTTGAAGCTCTTCTGTAATATCTTGTTGGTTTATTCTGATGCATGCATTAGTATGCTTGTTTATTCTAAAAATGTCAACAAGAAGATTCATGCTACCATCTTCATTCTCTTCAATAATATTACCTGGAGGAAAGGAAATAAAATAATCGCCAACACGAAATCCTTCAATTTTCTTATCGTCCATTGTAGAATCCTTTCATTGCTTTTTCTCTGTGATATCTGTTTACCTTGTTAATAAACAACTCACCATTAAGGTGATCAAATTCATGTTGGAATATTCTAGCTGTCATTCCACCATAAGAGAAAGTTGTTGTAGAACCAGAAGGAGTTTGAAATCTTACCCTTATTTGTTCTGGTCTTTTAATTTTTACAACTACTCCTGGAAACGAAAGACATGCTTCTTCCATCTCTACAAGATTAGGTGATACGTCAACAATTCTTGGGTTAAAGCAAACAAGGTTTTCAGGATGACCTCTCATAGCAAATACAGCATAAGGATAACCTATCTGATTTGCTGCCAATCCAACACCATTGTTCTCATTCATTGTTTTAATTAACTCAAGAGCAAGTTGATTAGGATCAATAGGAGGATTAATAAAATCAAATTGTTCTGTAGCAGTAATTAAAATAGGATCAGGATACTTAACAACTTTAGTCATACCCATTCCTCCGCAATACCAACAAGTTCTGCAATTAAAAGTAAAGATGCCGTTACTCTGGCATCAGTTAATGATAATGCTAGTCCTGCAAATGCAACAATACGAATAGCACTCTTAGCATAAGACATATAAGTATGCCATTTACGATACCTATGTTCAAAATCACTCACTTTTTATCTCCACTAGTTGGACCATTAGCACCCAATGGTAAGTTACTATTACGATCACTACCTGCTGCTCCAATAGTACCCGTAGAATAAGAATATGCTGTTGTCGGACAGTTAGGGACATTACAAATAACACCAGTCATTCCTGTTCTTTTACATACAGGACACGTTGACCATATGTTATTATCTTTAGGTGCCCATGGTCCTACTGGACCACGTGGTGCAAAAGGATTAGTTGGATCATGTTCTGGTATTGTAGGATATATTTTACCATTACTCTTTTCAGTAAAATCCTTCAATTCATCCATAGCCATTTTCCAACCATCTTGGAAACCTTCTTTATAGGCTTTCAGTATTTCTTCTTTAGTTGTCATGATGCTATCCTGCTAAAGTTCTTATGCTTCTCAAATTTAATAACACTACTGAACTTATCAACCATCTGATCGACCTTATGGCTGATAATGAATGTGTTAGTATCTTGTGTTAGATTACCAATGATCTTTAGGAACTCATCAGTACCATTACTATCCATAGAACCGTCTAGTACTTCGTCCATAATGAGTAGATTAGTAGAAGCACTATTGCGGAGTTTAGCAACAGCTCTCCAAGTAAAAAGAATAGCGAGATTGATTCGCATCTTTTCTCCTTCTGAGAACGACGCGTAAGAAAAATGATCCCTAAACCTTGACTTAATAGTTTCATTGAAATTCTCATCAAGCTCGAACATCACAAAGAAGTCCATCGCTGCTAGATATTTGTTAATTAGTTTATTTATTACAGGAACATATTGTTTAATGATACGTGATTTGATACCATTATCTTTAAGGATAATAGATGCAACGCCGTATGCTTCTTTATCTACAAGTAATGCACCTTTCTGTTCTCCTTGTTGTTCAAGAAGAACTTCGAGCTCTTTCATCTTGTCATCGTTTACAATAAACTGTTCTGTCTTTTCTTGTAGCTCTGTAATTTCTTTTGCAATTCTCTTACATTGTTGTATTAAACCAGTAATAGAGTTACTATGAGTAATCTTCTCAATATTAAGAGATGTTATCTTTGATGAAACATCAGCAATGGTCTGTATTCGCAATTGAATGTTTCGTATTTCTTCCTTAAGCCTTTCAGCTCCTTCATTGGTCTCTTGTAGTTGTATCTGTTTACTGCTGACAGTATCACATTTAAAGGTATCATCAATTCCCTGCTTACACGTAGGGCAATTATCGTGTGTATTGAAGAACTCGATTTCATTCTGGAGTTTGGCAAGCTTATCTGCCAATTGAGCTTCAAGTATTTGTAACTTTTTTTGTTTCTTTGTGACCTGATCTTGGTCCTGTATTTCTGAGTTAGCAGAGTCAATCTGCAGCTCGACAAGTTCGATAGCCTTTTTTTCTTCATCAATCTTATCCATAGTTTGCTTAAGATCATTCTTCAACTTCTCAATCTGATCTTCATTATTTCTTTGCATGACTTCAATGTGTTCATGCTGCATCTTAATCTTTTCAGAAGTCAAATCGTATTGATAGTCTATCTCCATCAACTGTGCGTTGTTCAACGACACTTTTTCTTTCAACAGACTATTCATCGTAGAAAAGATTTGGATGTCAAGGAGATCTTCGATCACTTCGCGCCTAGATGCTGCCGGCAATTCCATAAAAGGAATGAACGAAGCAGAACCAAGAACTACAACCTGACAAAAGCTTTTATGGTTTAACTTAAGAATTTGTTTTTCAAGAACTTCTTGATAGTCTTTGCTATCAGCATCCTGACTAATCATTTTATTGTTCTGATATACTTCAAAGATGTTTGGTTTGAGACCACGAACAATCTTGTACATATTAGAACCAATATCAAACTCTAGCTCTACGACAAGATCTTTCTTGTTAATAGAGTTCATAAGTTGAGGCTTGTTTACCTTACGAAAAGGTTTGTTGTACATGGCAAATGAGAGTGCATCAAGGATAGTTGACTTCCCTGCACCATTCTCACCAACAATCAATGTAGTGTTGTTGGTGTTAAGATTAATTTCTGTAAAACTATTGCCAGTAGAAAGAAAGTTTTTATAACGAATTGTCTTAAAAAATATCACAAGTAATCCTCAAAGTATATTATGTGCTTCAATGTACAGGTTTTGAATAATACTTTCAACTTTTTTTCTGTCCGTATTAATATTCATACTGCCAATATAATTACGAATGATAGTCATCGTATCTTCTGCCTCATTGACAATATCCGAGTCTGCTTCAAGGTCAAGGTTAAAATGATCTTCAACAACTTGAAGATCAGCAGCACCAGATTTTTCTAGTCTATCAATAACAAGATCAAACCAATATGGATTAGTCTTATTTTTTACAACAACCTTGACATAGCAGTCTTTGTATTTTTCTGGTTCGACAAGAAGTACTTCGTCCATCTGTTTGTTTAAGTCATCATAATAATACTTTTTAAAAATATCATTGGGATTAGCAATAAAGGTTAGTTCGCGGGTCCTCGTATCCAAGATATGAAAACCTTTAGTGTCTCCATAATCAGACCAGGTATATTGAGCAGGAGTACCAAGATAAAAAATATTAGAACTATTGGAACGAGTATGATAATGCCCAGAACATACGAGATCAAATTTATCAAAGATCTTAGGATTGTCACCATGGTCAGACACATGTCCTCTATACATTTCAAAACCACTAAGTTCAAGATGACCCAATGCAATTGGTGCAGTGGTCCTGTTAATATATTCCATTGTTATTTCTCTATTCTCATCACAGATCCACGGAATGAGAAATACACTTGTCATGTCTTTTAGTTGTAACCATACTGGCTTTTCATGTACGAGGTGGATCTTAGGATAACGTCTTTTCTCTTGATCTGGATAAGGTGTTTTTGAATCACCAATTAATTCTACTAACGCGTTTACATTATTAGTATTTTTATAAAACGTATCATGGTTACCTGCAATAATATGCATGGTGATTCCAAGTTCTTGAATAGGATCTAAAAAATCCTCTCGTAGACGTTTTGCTGTTATATAGTTTATGTATTTTCGTCTATCAACCAAATCGCCAAGATGTATAATAGTATCAATACCATTGCGCTTAAGTTCAGGAAAAAATATCTCATCTAAGAACTTTTTCATTTGGTTATGCATAATAAGGGAGTCATTTCTAACTCCCCAATGTGTATCAGTTATCAATGCTATTTTCATACGTTGTTTCTACCAATGCGAGAATAATTTAGTTGTGACTTTGTTTTCTTATCAAACACTTGTCTAGTTGGGCTACCTGCTTGTTTTAAAGCTGCATCACAATAATCACGAATAGCCTCTAGGCGCAATGTATAAGTATCTCTCATATGATCGTGTTTAGCATTGATTAAATTTTCTGCAACATCAACAACGATCTGAGGGACCATATGTACTCTATTCTGGTTCGGATTCATAAAAATTCTCTACACCTTGTAATTTTTTATCTTTGGTCTTCTTTAACTTTTCTGCTTGTTTCTTATCGAACGACTCAACCAAGCCTTTCATGTATTCGTTGTCAAGGTTGACGTTGACATTTTTGTCTTCTTCGCCAATACCTTGAGCTGCAAGCATACCCTCAAAGTAAAAATTTTCCAACGTCTTTTGTTTAATGTAAAGATGTTTCTTTTCTTTATCAATACGTCTAATAAAAGCAAACCAAATTATCTGAGTAAAGTAGGCAAACGGATTGTCAGACTTTTCTGGATTAAAATTGTTGAGATAGTTGATACAATTTTCCAATCCATCAGATATCATTTCATCCCTAAAAGAATAACCAATAAAATTAGGCTTCAAAGATAGACGAGTTGCAATCTTGAATAGACATTCACCAATGTATGGAGGGATTCGAGGAGTCTGTCTGTTTTCGGCTATAGCCTTATCTACTTCTTGTTTGTGAAGCAATATCGCTGTATAAAATTTCTTATTGTCGATATAGTGCTTGCCTGGTGCTTTTGGAGCTCTAGCCATAATAGTATTCCTTATTAATAAAATAAAATATCTATATTATAAGATAAATTATTTTTTAAATCAACGGGTCAATGATAAGTTTTAGGAAATGTTTTTACACGAGCAGAAGTTTTTTCTTCGACAGGCTCTTCTTCGTGAATATAATTAATTTTTTGAGCTTTATACTTTTCCACAAGCTCATTATAATATTTTGTAAGCTCTTCATCTACTGATGCAACAGAGATTAAATTAACAACTCTGAACATAACGATACCACCTTTTGCAAATGGCATATATTGAAATGCATAAAGGTTAAGAGACTCTTTCATGAGAGCAAGCGGATGTTCCACTGTGATAAAATCATCGCCTTCTACTTGCTTAATAATTTTACCTATGATAGGAGGACTGCCTGCTACTGTAAACAATGCAATTGTCATTTATAACTCCGTATTGAAGATTTTAAATTCAAAACCTTCGCCGCTGTAAATATTTAGTCTTTCTGTAAAATGCTGTAAAGTAAAATTAACTCTGTTGGTAGTTTTCAAATCATCAGCAATATCATATAAAGTCATTTCGTATTTGTCGTCACCAATTCTTAACCCACGACCAATCGACTGGAGAATTCTAACACGAGACTTAGAAGGAGAAGCAAAGACAACGTTGTGAAGATTTCGTATATTGATTCCCGTTGAGAACGTACCATAGCTTGCCACAATAATACTGTCTGACTCTCCTTCAACGATTGCTCTAATTCTTTCTCTGTCATCTCCGTCTATACCTCCATGAACAAAATATATTTTTTTATCAGGTTGTTTTGCTGTCATCATATCATAAAGTACTTTACCATGCTTGTCTACATACTGGAATAGAACAAGAGTGTTGCCATTCAATGATAGAGTAAGATTACGAATAAACTTATTTCTTTTTTGATGTCTTACCAAGAAATCCATTTCGTCCTGGTAAGTAAATTTCTTAGAAAGTTTTTTATCTTCTTGATTGTGTTGCAGGATCAATGCTTTAATTTTTAAATTAGCAACATGACCTCGATCCATCAACTCAGTTGTTGTCGTTACTTGTTTGACGGGACCAAACAATCCTTCTAATGTAATTTTATTTGTTTGCGAACCATCTAGTGTTCCTGTAAAACCATAACGATATCGACAGCTCTCTAATTTTTCCATAATAGATTTTAGAGATATTGCTTTGAAAAGATGTACTTCATCCCCAATCACACAACCAAATTGATTAAACCATTGCTTAGGCATCTTATAGATAGATTGCCATGTTGATATAACAATAGGGCTTTTTGATACTTTATCAACACCTGCAGTAATACTATGAATGTCTAATTGCTCGTCAGTATAACTTTCGAAGTCTTTCTTCATCTGAAGAACAAGAGATACAGTAGGAACAATAACTAATACTTTATGGTTTTCACAATTATAATATTTTGTCAATGCATAT